CGTGGGCGACAAGGGGGGAGCCGCCACCGTCACCCTTAGTATCAATCAAATGCCTGCGCACACGCACGACATCGGGGAGGTCGAGGATCAGACCAGGCGCTTCCAGTCCCGCACTGCGAACCAGGATATCGGCATTGGAGCGTCCGGCTATACCTACCTGACGTCCACCGGCAACAACGGAGGTGGTCGCAGTCCGATAGCGACCTCCGTCGGCGGGTCGCAGCCTGTGGACATCCGTAGCCCGTACTTCGGGCTCCCCTACATCATTAAGGTGTCCTGATGTCGGGGCCTCTCGATATCAATAACGCCGCCCTAGGGGCTCGGGGCGGGCAGTACGTAACCGTTCCGGCGTTCGCCGCTCCGGGGCACTCCTCACCCTCCAACACCCGTGACGCGCCGGGCTCGACCGTCGTCTACTCCCCCAAGGGGTGGAAGTGGGAGGAGGCTGGTGACGACTACTCCAAGACGGTCTCCAGGCTCACTGCCGCCACCATGGAGTCGGCCGTGCGCCGCATCCGCACCTCCATGGGTGAAGTGTTCTATATCCGCGGCACCTCTGACACGATGCCCCCGTTCAACGGCACGTCTGTCGGCGACACGTGCCGCGTGCAGGACGCCCAGACTCTCGATATCGTTGCTGAGTGGCGCTGGGATGGTGCCACCTGGGAGCGAATGAGGGTCACTAGCGAGCAGATCAGCAACCTCGACGTAGGGAAGCTGACCGCTGGCGCAGCGAACATCGCTGAGGTTACCGCGAGGAAGATCGCTTCCGACGTTGGTCGCTTCCTTGAGATCACCACGGACCAGCTCACCGTGACCGGAAACGCGTCCTTCGTGAACGCCACGGCCCACCACGTGTGGACCGAGATTATAACGGCCGGGCAGGGCGAGTTCGAGCAGATCAAGGCTGGGATGCTGGCCGCCAACTCCGTCAATGCTTCCAATATTCAGGGTGGAGCGATCGACGGTCAGGTCATCACTGGCGCCACGATCCAGACCGACAGGGGAAACAATCGCGGCATCAAGGTCGACGCTTCCGGCATTCGAGCCTACGACGGCCGGTCCCGAGAAACCACCTTCGAGGTGCAGGCGTCCACCGGCAAGGTGAAGGTGCTCGGTGAGGTTGGCATCCAGGACACCTGGTCGATCGCCCAGTTCATCGACATCGTCGAGCACGTCTCAGGCAATGATATCGGTCAGCGCGGCGACCGCTGGGGTGTGGGCCTCTCCATGAACAAGAGGTCGGCCCCATACAAGCTCCCGGCGCTCATCACATTCAAGGAAGACCCCTCCAACAAGGGCGGCATCCTGTATCTCCAGGCGCCCGCAAACGCGCCTAACGCCACACCGAACGTGCGCCTTTCAACATCGGGATTCTACGCCTACAGTGGCGCCGGGGCTGAGTGGAGTCTTGCGTCCTACAACACCGGCTTCAACGCAGGCTCCAAAGGGAAGGGGACCATCGCCGTCAACAGCTACTCCGGCACTATCACCGTTGGGGGGTATGAGGCCCACCTGTACATGCAGGGCCAGGAGTTTTGGCTGCGCGCGCCTCATGACAGCTGGAAGTCGGTGTGGGGCAGTAAGACTTCGGTGGTTCTCGGGTGGGACCAGAACCACCAGGCCGTCGTGGACCGGAATGGGTTCCGCGCCGTCGGCGGCAAGAACTTCATCATGCGGGTACCGGGCGAGTGGCAGAAGCGGCACATGATGCTCCAGCACGCATCTACTGAGTCCCCCTATGACGGGATCGAGTACTGGGAGAACGTCGCCCTTGACCAGAACGGTCGCGCCACGTGGGTCCTTCCCGACTATGTCCCCAAGATCGCCTCTCCCCTAGCGCCATGGGTGGTGCTGACGTCCTCGGCAGCGGCGGCGACCCTCGTCAAGACCGGGTATGGGGTAGACGCCGCCCCGTGGTCAGTCGAGGTGACTGGGAAGCCTGGTGAGACGGTGGCCGTCCTCGTCAAGGGCGCCAGACAGATCGACGAGTGGGACATCAAGACCGACCATGTCGGCCTGCGTGATCGATCCACTGAGTCGGTATGGGTGCTACCTCCAGCGTCAGCTCCAGGCGACGCACAGGACCACGTAGCCTACGATAGTAACGGAGGCTACGGCCCCGCACTTAAACCCAAGGACGACCCGCAGGAGACAGAATGACACCCCAGGCAGCACAGGTTGATGCCATCGCAGTGATCGACGCCCTCACGGCCGAGATCGCCACCCTAACCCGCCGCGCTGTCGTAGCAGAGCAGCGGGCCATTACCCTCGAGACCGAGCTGGCCACGAGGGATGACAGTAAGGAGAGTAAGTGACCGTACAGTCAATCACAGCTGAGATCGCCCGCCGCATCTGCGACGAGCAGAACGTCGGCTACTCGCAGCCAGACAGGCGAACCTGGTATGCAAACGCTGACGCGCACGGCCGGGTGTCTAGTCCGCAGAACGCGGACTGCTCCAGCCTGGCGTGTGGGGCCATATCTTACGGCATCCACCACACCTACGGGGTTCCGTGGGGTCATGCCGCCCTCCTCGAGATTAATGACTATTGGACTGGCAATATGCGCCAGGGTATGGAGTCGCATGGTTTCAATGAGGTTCCGTGGGATGATGCCGACCTCACTCCTGCTGGCGGCTTTAAGGTTGGCGATATCGTCCTGTCGGCGGCGAACGAGGGTGGTGTTGGCCATGTCATCGTGATCGTCGAGGATGGCTACGATCCACTTGAGTCAGAGGCGTGGATTGCCGAGGATGGTTCGATCGATGGCTACGCTGGCGACACCACGGGTCAGGAGACCCGTACTGCCCGCTACTCCACGCACCCGCACACGCAGGCTGGACGGTGGACCTCTTGCCATCGATTCAGTGAGGCGAAGTTCTTCCAGCAGTGGCCCCAGTTCGCGAAGGGAAAGCCAGCCTCCAAGCCTTCCGCACCGGCAGCCACCGCGGCTACGCCGCAACACGCCCACGGCATCGACGTATCATCCCATCAGAGCAGCCTGTACATCCCGCCCATCTGGGCTGACTTCGTGATCGTCAAAGCCACTGAGGATGACGACTATGTGAACCCCTACAAGGACTCGCAGGCGCAGGACACTCTTCGATCCTCGAAGCGTCTCGGCTTCTACCACTTCGCTCGACCCGGTGACGCTGCCGCCCAGGCCCGCCACTTCGTGGATGCCGTGCGGGGCTACGTCGGCAAGGCTACACTCTGGCTCGATTGGGAGGACAATGCGGTGCCGCAGGGTCCTGACTGGGCGAAGACCTTCCTGGGCACGGTGCGGTCCCTGACGGGCTCCACGCCCGGTATCTACATGAACGACTCTGCGGTCGACGGCTACGACTGGACTGGCGTCGCTCGCGAGTACCCGCTCTGGTATGCGGACCCGAAGAACTACAACACCGTCTACATGGGCTACATCGACCCGCCGGTTCTGAGCGTCCCCTACTGGGGGCAGCCGCTCATCCACCAGTACTCCCAGTACGGTCATTTGCCCGGCTACAGCGGGAACCTCGACCTGAATCGTCTGCGTGACAGGGCCGCTTGGGATCGAATGGTTGCCGGTGGCGCGGTCTCCCCTGCCCCTACACCTAAGGCGACATCGCAGGGTGCCCTTGCGGTGGATGGACAGTACGGTTCAGCCACGGCGCAGCGCCTTATTGACGTGTTCGCGCCCGGCTATAACGAGACGTTCGCTGTCGCTAACCTGCGCCGCTACCTCAATAAGACGGTGCCTGCGAACTCGCAGCGCACTCTCACTGGCTCCGACAAACTCCCCGAGGATCGCGGGTGGGACTCCCATTGCGTGAGGGTCTTCCAGTACTGGGCCTGGTGCTGGGTGCGCCCAGCTGCGCCGGACATGTGGAACCGATTCGCTGCGGGATGGTCGTTCGGTGACTATGTTGACGGAGAGCCTGGAGAAGCCACATGGGCGGCACTACAGGAGGCGCTGAACCGTTCGCGACCGGGATCATTCCGGCTGATGTGATCGCCGATCGGGCGACACGGTAAACTAGAGGGTAGGGCAGAAGTCCTGCCCTCTAGTTATGTTTAAGGGGTGAGTGCATGAGCATTTACGCTCGCGCTTCATTCTGGTCTGGCCTGATTGACCGTGCCGTCAAGACCTTCGCTCAGTCTCTCCTGGCTGCGATTACCGTCGGTATCGGCGTTCTTGAGCTCGACTGGAAGGGCGCCCTGGGCGTCGCTGCGACTGCTGTCCTGGCGAGCGTCCTGACGTCCTTCGCCGACCCGAAGGAGGCTGACAAGGCTATCGCCACGGCTCCCGTCGAGTACACTCCGCGCCACGCCGGCTGAGTGAACAGTGCAGTCAGTAGAGAGTGTCCTGCCGATAGGGCGAATCCTCACATCTCCTGATCTCATTGCGGCCACGGTCGCCCTACTGGCTGCACTGGTGGCGCGTCTAACCAGTAAACTGAAGGCGCAGCAGAAGCTTTCAGAGGAGCGCATGGACCGGATGAGTGTCCATGTTGCCCGGGCTGCTGACGCGGCTGAATCCGCATCCGAGGGAGTGCATAACAATCACGCCACTAACCTGCGAGACGACCTAGATATGCGCTTCGATGACCTGACTTCTAAGATGGATGCCCTCACCGAGGTTGTGGGAGCGTTGCGGGATAGTGTGAGTGACCAGTCCCGCAGGCTTCAGGGTCTCGAGGGGCAGGTTGAGGGTGTCCGCAATGACGCTCGCGCTGACAGAAGTCATCTTTACACCGAAGTGTCGAACCTTCATGATCGGATTGATAGAGTGAAGTCTATATCAAACCGAAATAAGGAGGCTTCGTGAGTCAGGGGTACGCGCACATCACAGGCAAGGTGGTCGGCCCTGAGGGGCTTGGCCGCATGGGGAGTGTCGACTTCACTCCGCTCCCTCGATACAAGGGTATTGAGGTTGACTCCACGAAGACCCTCATAGCCCACTATGCTGCGGGGCGCCTCCGTCCTGACGGCGTCCTGGTTGGGCATGACGAGCAACCCTCCTTGAATATCGCAGCGCCATTCTCTCTCCCCGAAGGGGAACGCAACTACCGAGTTTGCATTAACATTCCCGGGGACACTGGCCTGACGCGCTGTATCGAAGCACGCATCATCGCGGGAACCGAGGTTGACCTCGTAGACATATTCTCGGGTACCGCCATCGAAGACCCGTCCGATAGGGGCGGGAACCGAGTTCGAGACATCGGTGATGGCACGCTCGAAGCAATCAACGCCCCTGACGTCGTCGAGGTTGGGGATGGACTACTAGCATGGAGGACTAATGGCTGACCTGACTTGGTACAGCACTGAGAAGGCTGATCGCACGTTCGCCACTAAGGTGGAGCTTGAGGCCCTACGTAAGGCGTCCGAGGGGCGCCAGGTGGACACGTCCGCACTGGCCACCAAGGAGGAGGTTACTCGTGGCGATGACGCCTTGTCGTCTCGCCTTGAGGCCGTCAAGGCTACCGCGGATGGCGCCCTCCAGGCCACGGCAGCGTCAACCACTTACGCCACGAAGGAGGAGGCGCTGGCCTCTGAGCGGAAGCTCTCTGAGCGCATCACCTCCACGGCGGGCTCTGCAGCCACGAAGGCCGAGCTTGCTCAGTACGCCACCACTGCCGCAGTGGCTGGAACGTACGCCACGAAGGAGTCCCTGGGAGCATACCTGAGGTCCGCTGACGCGGCCGATACGTACGCCACCAAGGCTGCTCTTGCGCAGGCCAAGCTCGGTGGAGGCGGTCAGGCTGCTCCCGACCTTTCTGGGCTTGCCACGAAGAGTGAGGTGAGGCAGGCTGATGACGCCCTTGGTGCCCGCATTGACGCCGTTAAGGGTGTCTCCGATGCCGCCCTCCCCAAGACTGATGCGGCTTCCACGTATGCGACGAAGGCGGCTCTGGAGTCTGTGCGCGACTCCATTCCGACCATTCCTGATGTGTCGCGTTATATGACCTCCGCGGACGCTGATGGCCGGTATGCGAGGAAGACGGACCTGGCCGCGTATGCGACTACTGCCGCCGCGGATGGGAAGTATGCAGGTAAATCTGAACTGTCCCAGTACCTCACCACAGCCTCGGCTGCCTCCACTTACGCATCCAAGGCCGACCTAGCCAAGGCGCAGGCCGGAGGAAATGTCGACCTGTCAGGGTACCTCACCAAGAGTGAGGCTGAGGGGCAGTACGTCAGCAATGAGAGCCTCCAGCGAGAGCTTACCCAGAAGGCTGGACTCGTTGAGCTCAACGCCGTCTCCCACAAGGTTGACGACCTAGCCACCTCCCTCTCCCCCTTCAAGCCCGGGGAGCGCCACTACAGTCCAGTCACGTATTTCTGGCCTGACTACTACAATGACGGCAAGCCCGGAAAGACCTCGAAGTGGGCGCAGATTCTCAAGTTCGCTGGCTCTCTCGGGATCGTAATCCTCAACCGCAACAGCGGCAACTGGGATGAGTTCAGCGCAGACTTCAAGAAGCAGGCCGAGTTGGCGCTCGCGGCTGGGGCAAAGCGGTCCGTGTTCTACGTTAAGACGCAGTATCTTGCGGCTGTGCTCCAGAATGGCGACGCGGGCCGGACTGGGGTGCCTGATGTGGATAAGTACACCCCCGACTACATCATGGGTCAGATCGACAAGGCTAAGACCCAGTATGGGGATGTTTGTCAGGGGGTGTTCCTTGATGAGGTGATCAACGGCTGGGGCGCTCAGGCTGGGCGCATTCCCGCCTACAGAGCCCTCATTGACCGTATTCGCGCCAAGTACGGCAAGGACTTCCTGATCGTCATCAACTCCGGCTCGAACATCTCTCAGGACATGTGCGCCCTCGATTTCGATGTCTGCATGATGTTCGAGAAGGATGCTACAGCGTTCCTGAACGAGGACCCTAGCACCCCAATCCTTCCTGACCACATGAAGGCATACCCGTCCACACGCTGGTGGGCCGTCGTCCATGGGGTCACTTCAGAGAACTACCAGAAGGTCTTCGACAAGGCCGACAAGCTCGGCATCTCCCACCTGTACATCACCGATGGCCAGTTGAGGGAGGACCCCCAGCAGGGTGGCCAGTGGGAGCCTATCGGCAATCCCTACGCCAACCCTCCGTCGGCGCATATCCTTGAGCTCGTTGTGCCGTGGCTGAAGGGGTATCTGCCGATCAAGCTTGAGGTGGAGGCCCTGCGTAA